GCAAGCTGTGCATTCACCATTGGAAGCTTGGACACCAGCCATACCATAGGTGTAGTAGACACCATGCATGTTCTCATCCTCAACGATGGACCACATCACATCACTAATGTACTCCTCACCCAAATCAGACGACAGGAAGAGGTTGAATGACTGCCACTGACACAACCATCGTCCACGTTGACTTGCTTGACGAATCTGTGTGTATGGGTTGATTTCGAAGCCAGTCTTAAATACTGCCTTCGCATCATCAGCCAGCCAACTCACACGCTGACAGCTACCCATCGCTTCACGAATCTCACGGATACGAGCTTTGGTGTACAAACCATGCTTTTTCAGGTAAGCAAGGAACTGCGGATTGATCCGGTCAACCTCACCAGCGCTTGTACGCTGCGTTTTAACCATGCCATCTTCAGTGTTGATACCCTCGGTCACACCACCCATAATAAGAGCCGTAGACTTCGTTGGAGCTACCGACAGACGGTGCGTGTTAGCGACACCATACCCTTTACACCATTCAGGTTCACCGTATACACTGGCAATCCATTGGCTAGCACGTAAACTCTCTTCGTTCAACATCTTAAAGATTTCATTGTTGAGGAACGTAGCTTGAAGCGAATCGAACGGAATAAACTCATCCATGTACAGCGAGTGCAGACCACAAAGACCAAGACCAAGCGCCCGACTTTTCTTTGTGAACAACACAGCCTTTTCAAGACCGCTGATGTTCTTAGCTCGCTCAATAAACTCTTGAGCTACACAGTCGAGGAATACTGTAGCGATAAAGACCGCATTCGTATCCTTCCATTCACGGTAGAACAAACCATTCATCGAAGCCAACACACAAGTGTAAGTGTGCTTCTCATCGTTGAACAAGCTGATTTCATTGCAGAGCTGAGCAGCCTTGACATACAGTCCCAAATCCTTGTACATCTGAGGTCGGTCACGGTTAACCTTGTCAGGGAAGTACATGTAACCTTTCCCGGTGCCCATTCGCGTCTTATTGACCTTGCAGTAACGTAGGTCAGTCTCAAAGCAACCATCATAAATTGCTTGAGTGTTATGGTCGTACCAGTTCCAACCAATGTTGAATCCGTCATCATGTGCCGCCAGATGGTCAGCAACCTCATGGAAGTCACCATGATCAATTGGCAGATAACCAGCAAACGCACCACGTCGGTTAGTCCCTTGAGCGACATAGTTCATGTCAAACTCGATACCCTCAAGTACAGGCAAAACACCCATACTCTTACCACCAACGCTAATCGATGCACCACGTGGGCGAATATCACCCATGTAACCGGCAGTACCGAAACCATGCTTTGTCAACATTGCGACTTCGTGTTTAGCTTTGTAAATCCCGTCGATACTATCAGGGAAGTAAACACCTGCACAGCTAACCGGTAGACCGCGTGTTGTACCAGTGTTAGACAGGATTGGAGTCGATGGACTCAACCATCCTTTCCACATGATATCAAAGAACTTTTCTGCCCAAGCAGATGGGTCTGGTGTATGACAAGCCAGAGTCTTAGCAATCCGTTGATATTGTTCACGAGGGTTCGCTGCTTGATACAGATATTTCTCTTTGAACAACTGCCAACTGGCTGTGGACCAGTGAGCGGGGAGTGTACCTGCGTCCTGCATCCGTTTACGTTCTTTACTCAATGAATCATATGTGATTGCTGTCATTATACTACTTCCTCAACTTTACGACGGATACGGCTGAAACCTTCAAGATTCCAATCTCGTGAATATTGATTTCCTTTACTGTTGAAGAAATCGTTTGAGCTATAACCAGTGATACCTTTATAGAACCACTCTTGAATCACATCATTCTTAATTTCAAACAAAGGCTTATAACCCAAGTTAGTCAAGCACAGATTGATCCGGTGCATTGCAAACTCTTCAAGTTGATGAGCTGTAATACCGTCAATCGGTCCCTTCTCAAAAATCTTTGCAATGATGATCCGCTCGTGCTCAAGTACCTTGTATGCACCAGCATAAATATCAAACTCAAGTCGTGCTTCTTCTTCTGGTGTAATCTCACCAGCTTCACGTTTCTCTGCCAACAATGTACGAAACAACCAAGCAGCAGCTAAGCTATGCAAGTGTTCATCACGAGCCGAGAAGTTGATACCACTCACCATGTTTACAAGCTTGTTCTTACCCGACGACTGAAAATGCTTCAGATATGCGAAGCTGGAGTACAGAATAGCTCCCTCACCAAATGTAAAGCCACCAAGTGCACGAAGGTCATCAGCCTCTTCCAATGTATCCGTCAGGAAGTCAATACGAGCTTTCAGGTCTGGGTCATTGACATAATCGTTGTAGAAGTCATCAGTTGCCAAACCAAGCTCTTCATTCAACGTCTTATAGAAGAACTGGTGGATACCAAGTTCAACACCACCAAACGTTGCAGCCATTGGTTGAATGTCAGCAGGACGTGGGAACTTTTTCATTACCCAGTTCAACCAAAACTCGTTACCAATGATCCATTCATACTTAGTGAACAGCTTCAATGTGGTTACAACACCATGTCGTTCTGCATCACTTAGGTTTACAAGGAAGTCTTGTTTGTCTTTATGCACCTTTACTTCAAAGTGGGGCCAGTAGATTGACTGTTGTTGATTCATGAACTCAATAGCTTCAGGGTAATCAACCGTGAAAGTGTCTTTCGGTGTTTGCATTCTCACGGTCATAAGTTACGCCCCTACTGCGAATTTAATTAGGTCAACAGTCTCTTTAGAACCACCAACATGTACGTCAACACCTTCGGAATGAGTAATCACTGTGGTAGGTACGGATCGAACGTTATGTTTCTGTGCTTGTTCCATATCAGCATGATGCATCACATCATAGTAATGGTACTCAACACCTTGTTGCTTCAATACTGCTTTAACGGTTTCGCAACCTGCGCAGTTGGTCATGCCAAATACTTCAACTTTCATTATTTAACCTCACTATCGTTACATTTAATATCAACAACCATTGCAAACTTAGATGCTTGGTCCATCATTACTTCATTCAATGGACTGTCTTCATTCAGACCCATACGCATACCTGTAGCACGAATGCTGTCATGTGTGTTACGTACAATGTCGGAAGTGTCCATCATGTTATCAACCCACCATTTGTCAGACCGCTCACGGAAACCAACTCGAAGACCACATTCAACTTTACTGGTCATACGACTCCGATGTAAACAAACTCGGAAGTCATAACCGTAGTTCAAGTCTGCACCTAGATCATACAGGATTGTTTCAAATTCATCTTGATTCTGACCACGCCATGCACTTTCCCAGAGAGGGTGACGTTCCATATCAAGTTGACCTAGATACTGGTCAAATTCCATTGGTTGGTCAAACTTTTCTACTGCTTGTTCACTCATGATTAACCTCTACTACAGCGTCAAATACTTTATTAAAACAATCTTTCATATCTAGAAGCTGATCAAGTGCTTCAATGTTGTCAGCTTTAAACCCACTTTGTACCAATGAGTGATAGAACTCTTGCCATGCTTGGTCAACTGCTACACACAACTCTTCATATTCCATCGACATGTTCTTAACCCTTCTTAACGTGATTTGGAACCAATTGACGATGTTGGATAAACCCTTTCAGGTTACCAGAACACAACATACCATCTCGATCCATATGTGTAATACCTTCTTGCCATGTTTGTGGATTCATCTGGTTCAAGTTCTTACCAAAGTAGTAACGTTCACCACCACCATAATCATTACATGTCAGTTCGTCAGATTCTGCAATTGGTGTGGCTTGATGTTCCAATGGACTTGCATGAACAGGTTGATCAGGTTCTTCACCTTGCAAGTTCAAACGAGCTACAACACCACGAGCCTTCTCAATCGTGTCATCCAACTTACGGTACGATACTTGTGCAGAACACGAGCTAGAGATAACCAACGCATGTTCAAGACTATGACCGAACTTATCTACAACAATCTCAGGGTAAACTTCCAATGTGCGATGTGGAATCCAATACCCTTCGTTGTAATAAGGAACATGCCATTCGCCCGGTTGCAGAACAACTGGAGTCGATGCTTCATATGCACGCTTAATGTTGCGAGCCAGTGCAGCGATAGTTGGATCGGCCATGAAATGATCACGCAACCAAATGAAGTTGTTCAACTCAGTTGCAGTCATAACAACTTTCATCATCTGGAACGTTTCGATCAGACGGTTGCAAACTTGCTTAGCATAACCAGCTTTGTGAAACAGTTCTGCGTATTCGGAATACTTGTTAGCAATGTGTGCCCATGCTTCGTGTGGACCAAGTACAATTTGGTTACCGTCCTCATCACTTTCATTGAAGTAAATTAGATCGTTGTGTTCACCGTTGTCTTGCATACCTGTATTGGCGGAACCATAACGAGCGAGGAAAGCAGGATTTTCACGTACTTGCTTCAACATTGTTGGTACTGGAATAGCGCGAGAACTACTTGCATTCTTAGACAGAGCATTATGGGTATTGAATTCTGCGAGGATCGGGCGAGGGAATTCTAGTTCAAAGGTGATGATTTCCTTACCGGTTACGCTGGACTTACTGTGTGCGATTACTGTTGCTTTAGTTTGATCTACCACAAATCTCTCCTTTTATATGACTGGGTTGACCATTATACAAGCATCAACCCAATAATGCAATACCTAATTACTATTTATTCGAAATCACATACTACTTCACGAAGCAAATCAAAGGCATTGTAAATCGCCATTTCTCGCTGTGTTGCAAGACGACCACGAACATCTACAAGACCAGCTTCCGTTGCTTTATAACTAATCCAATAACCTGCTTTGATATCAGAGTCTGGTACACGAATGATTGCTTTCCAACTCTCTTCCAAATCGCTCAGGAAAGATACAGGATTGATATCAACATCTACAACTTGTGTTTTACTACCTTGTACGATCATTTGATTACACCTGTTAGGATCAGTTCGAGTTCAGCCAACACGTTAAATGCCTCATGTGCTTTGTGCAGTAGATCGCTTTCATGGTCTGTACGATCAATAGCAACTACACCTTGTGCCTTCTGAATACTATTGTCGTTACGATGGCGATACCCAGCAGAAGGGAATGCTACATCTGCTTCTGGTAAATTCTTCCAATCATGCAGTTTGTAACCTTTGGCATCAGCAGCCCATGTCATCACCTTTGCAACTTCACGAATTGCATTTGGGAAACCATCATCAACCATGTGCATTTGAACCTTACCAACTTTACGGTCTTCAAGGTTTGGTCGATATACACCCAACTCAGTAGTATCAATTGGATCAGTAGCAATTGCACCAAGATGAAAACTACCCAAACGAGCGGAACCATTCACGCCTATACGTTGCTCCATTTCGGTGGAAAACCTTTCAGTATTCAATTCAAACATTACTTAACTCCTCGTAGATGTTTAGGGATAAATTGACGGATGTTTGGTTCACGGAAGCAATCAGGCTTCATGATCTTACCATTAATCAACCGCTTCAAAATGTAAGTAGTTGGTTGACCCTCTGCATATGGAGCAAGTTGAACAACAACCTCATCACCAACCTCATCAGAGAGTCGTTTAGCGCTTACGAGCATCATATCCAAGTCAGTGCTAAACTTCGAGTTGTTCGAAGCGCATACTTCCTTCCAAGCAACCTCAAGGTCAATACCAAGTGCTTCCAGATACACACCAATTTGATCGTTTACAAAACGAGTATCAAGGTGACCATCTAGCATCTCTTGTACGTCCATGTTATCAAAACCGTCACGAATCTCTTTCGCTTCTTCGATAACAAATAAAGCTTGACGACCGATCTTACCGATAGTTGCTTGGTCAGTTGCACCCGGTGCATTCAACATAACTTCATTCCAACGACGAACTTCTTCTGTGTACTTCTGATACATTATACAACTTCTCCTTTCTGTTTGTTAAAGTAGCGACGGATTGTGTAACCGCGACTGATACTCCATAGTGTGCAAAGCAATGTAGTAGCTACACCAATTGCTACTTTATCTGTTAATAGTTGCAGACACAGCATGGTAATCGCAAAACTACCAGCCATACCTACGAATGTGTTCACCATTACTTCTTTAAATGATTGTTTCTTACTCTGCATTTATACCTCAGTCAGTAATCTCAACTCTATATTTGCACAATGCGGCATACACATCATCCCGAATAATAGTCTTGAATTCATCAGCCAACATCAAAACCTTTGACTCTTTCCATTGTTTGTAAACTGAAAAAGCTTCATCATGCGTTGAATAAACGCCAAGATAAACACCACCTCCACCTGATTGATAATTATTATATTTCTCACGAAATGAAACACCAATCGGATAACTACCACGATCACGTTTCCTACCAATCAGAAATGAGTTAATCTTCCGAGGAACCATACAGCACTTATCCGGTGAATATTCTTGGTTACCTTTTACAAGTATGTCTTTATCAAGTTGCCAATCTTTCTCCTTATACTGAGAGTCATACCATTCTAGAAATACACAATAATCCAACCATTCCGAACAGATGGTTACATCTGAGTATGATGGGTTTTCTTTTTTGAACTTATGATCCAGAGAGCGAATCAACATCGCCCTCCAAACATCATATGATTTCAAAGGTCTATAATTATCATCCGAAACCCGAAGATTAAGACTGTTAAAACCTAATCCACAAACAAACCCCATTTAAATGTTCGCTAACAGTTGAGAGCGTTTTTCTTTAGAAAGTTCATTAACTCGTGAGCGACGCTGCACACCAGTGTTAATATTACGATACCTTTTATATTTGGCAAGGTTTGTGTAATGATAACCGTCTTCAACCCATTCGTCCATATTTAAAAGCTCATCAACGTAGCAATCGAAGTTTGGCAACTTACTATCCCACGAAGACAATACATTATACAAAGCTTCAGTACCATGAATGTCGTCAATGTTATATGACTTCATCTCTGCCCATGCAGCGGGGTTTGACTTCAAGCACTCTGCCCACAACTCATGACCGGGAAACTCTTTGTGCTTACTCTTCTTATGTTCTGGACACAACTTATCAGTCATGTATTCCAGTTTATTAGAAGTGAAACCGAATTGCTCTTTGGCAATGATCATGGTATCGATTTGACGATATGTGCTTGGTTTAGGGAAACCATTCAATACAAATCGTGCGTTAACCTTCTTTGTATCAAATCGCTTAACGTTCTGACCAATTACAATGTCAGCTTCATTCAATAACGACCACAACTTAGACAGCAAGTATGTATCGTCTTCCATCGGATAAATATCTTTCTGATCCCAATAGAACACTTCGTCTTCACCAAGCCATTTGGCGGCAACAGACATGATGTACCAATCGGAGTCAATCTGATTTAGTCCAACGTTATTATCCCATAGCTTCCAGACATGAGCAAGGATAGGAGCCGTCTCAATATCGTAAATAAGAATACGTGGACCTTTCGGAATGTACTCACCTTCCAGAACAGGAAGACCTTCATCAACTTTCTTGAAGAAATCGTTTACCGTACTCTTACCGATATTCAATTGTCGAGCAATACGACGACTACCGAAACCATAACCGCGAAGTTCCAGTGCTTGTTTGTGCCATTGCTTTTCGTACTTGATCGTCATTCGGTACTCCTTATTGAGCTTCTTTAATAATGGTGTTGATCGCATTTTCAAGCTCTACAGCTTCATCACGACCTTTTACTGCATAGACGTTAGTGATATGTGCGATGTTAACACCAACGCTATCAAGATCAGCAAAGAATTCACTTAGCGCATGAGAAGGCGTCTTACCAGTAACAAGGTGCACATAAGTGTCAGACTCACCGTAGATTGCATAACTCATTTATTTCTCCTCAGATGATGTAGTTGTATACTATCACAGTTTGAATATAATGGACAAGCATTTCAAACTGAATAAATGTATTAACGTTCATCACTTGTTACTCCCAATCTTTTCCTCAAGCTCAGCAACACGCTGCTCAAGTTTCGATATCTTGTCAAGGAGAAGTTTCAGTGTCTCCTCAGTCACCTTCATTCGTAGCTACCATCTTCAAATACAACAAGTAATGGTTTCAAGCTTGCTTTGTACATTTGGTCAAGGAATGAATATGCCTCTTCAAGAGTTTCATATTCAGAGTAAGGGTTCTCGGAGTAATTTACATTACCATCATCCTTATATATAACTCGACAAATCTGAAACTTTTCAACTCCATCTTTATGGAGCGATACAATTCGAATATCATTTAACATCAACATGTCACCTCGAACTCATCATTAAGTAAAGCGTTAGCAACACCACGATCATCAGTTAGTGTCACGCTCCAGTAGCCTTTGTGTTTGACATTGTACACCTTACCAGCAGTAAAGCATACAATGCCATCTGAAGTTTTGATCGTCTTACGAACTCTGATCCGCACTAACTCGCTCCCACTCACCTTGAAACAATGCTGACTTCAAACCTCTGTCGTCAATAACGTCAACATCGTCGTGGGCGTTCTTATTCCAAACTTCATACACCTTACCCAAGGTGAAACCTTGATCGCCGGGTTGGTGATCGTCAATCCGAACAACCTTTACTTTGAATTTATCACTCATCGTTAAGCACCTCGTATTCATTCAGGAACAGTGGATAATCATCACCAACATCATCTGTTACCCATACGGTTCCAGTATCACCGTCTTCATGTGCGAGATATTCCTTACCAGCTTTTACATCACATTCATCAATCAGACATTTAACTTTCATTGTTTGTTCTCCGCTGCTTTTCGGTAATGATCAACAAGCTGTTCACGTCGCTTGTCTTTGGTAGTGGCAGCATTATACCCCACTGACTCAAGGAATGCAAACACATTTTTAGCACTTTCTTTATTCTTTTCAATGGCTTGCTTGGTAGCCTTCGCTTCATCAAACGACAAACCGTGTGACTCACTCAGTGTTTTGATCGAGTGACAACCCGTGTAGCCTTTCTTTTTGTTGTCTTTGCACAGTATCTGAAGGTCTTCAGCTCGAACCATTAGGATTTTATCGAAGTAGTTGTTGAACTCTTCAAGCTTATTGAATACATGATGTCCATATTTGTGGTCAACTTCAATCTCTGTCTCTTTGAACATCTTACGACAAATCTCACATTCATACAACCACTTTGTACGAGTGGTGTCATCCATATCAGGGATTGTGCGACTATACATGAAAGCCAGCTTCACGTCACTTTTCATCCAAGCTTGTCGAATAGCAGAACGTACAACAGAAATTACTTGTTTCTCAATTGGTCTACCATCGGGACCAATCCGCTTCTTGAATTGGGCTAACTTAGTAGCCCGTTTCGTTAAGTCAGCAGGACTTGGAACCGTCATTATTCATCTCCTTGTACAGATACCCACCACTCACAATCATTAATGAAAGCGATTTCTTCATCTGTGTGACATGTGTTGTAAATAAACTCTTGAATCAATTCCTGTTTACGAATGTACTTCTCAAGGTCTTGTGTCAATTCATCAATCAATTCTTGCTTACGTCCAGCATCCATTAATATGCAACTCCCATTTTATCAAGCGCTGCTTTCACATTCACACGTGGATCAGTGAGTGTTCGCTGCATATGAGCCATATCAAACATCTCTTGGAAGACATAGAGCCAGTCGATTTCAATCTCATCACCCCGCCAGCCAGTAACCACTTTCTTCTCAGGATACAAGTGCTTGAATGTATGAACCATTGCCTCAAAGCATTCTTTGTCAGTCCTACAATCAACCAGAGTATTGAAAGCACTTACACTTCCCCACTCTACATCACTGAAACAGTTCGCTTTGTAGTTGTCAACGTCATCTTGACTAATGATCTGATAATACAAATGGATACGACCTTCACCACGAACGATCTTTTTATCATCCTTGAACAAGGTTCCAAGCTTATCACAGTTAACGATACCACGATGTGTACGGTTGATGTCGTAGTATTTAACTGGTGAACCCCAGTAGTCTTTGTCCTCACCAATCACGAAGTTGTTAGCCTGCTTATAGGCACGTATAACACACATGTCATCTGCTTCACGGTCAGTAATGATTTCAGCTTTATACCGACGTTCGAGGTAGTTAGTAACTTCATCCAAGTGAAATGGTTTAACCAGATTGTCACGGTTACCTTTGTACTTCAGCAATGTACTCCATTCAACACGCTGGCTGTCACCTTTACCCATGTACATCTCATAGCTCTTTGCACCGGACTGAGCAAGGATGTCATCAACCATTACTTTCGCAGTGTGCAATACGTTCTGGATTGGCTCAGGAGTAGAGATGTCTTCGATGTCAAACTCATCTACCGACCAAGGACTATCGCGTTCCTTATTGAGTTCAGCGAGTGCACCACCAGCTTTCTTTTTCCAATGACCATAGAAGGCTGTACGAGACTTAAATTCTTCGCTCCAGTCTTCGGTCTTATGAACTACTCGGATAGATTTCTTTTCACCGACATATGCGGCAGCGTATTTAAACGCATCAAGATCGACTACAGCGTGTGTTGGATCACTCATTAACTTCTCCTTAGTTCCATTGTTCAAAGCTGATAACTTCAGCGTCATCACCGGTAATCTTTTTGAACTCAGCAATCAGACCATCAAAGTCCTTATAAGACGATGGGCTAACTTCCCAACCAATATACCAGTCACGACCTGTAAGGTAGTTGCCACATTGAACCTGAAGTGGGAAGTTGTTGTACGTGTACATTGCTTGAATATCATCACCGTAAACAGCTTCGAGTTCACCAGCTTTCAACAACCCTTTTGCAATCAGGTATTGCTCAGCATCGTCTTTTGTTTGACCGACATAGACACCGATGTAAGTCATTGAATCACAATGTGGCATTATACGTTCTCCTTTGCAAAAGTCACACCAGTTGGAACTAGATCATATTCAACAACTTGCCGTGTAACAGAGTGCTTTACTTTTGCAATTGCTGCTGATTTCGATACATAGACACGAGTACCTTTACCATAAACACGGATACGATTACCTGTTTCGATTTCTTCAACTACATACACTTTCATTTTATCAATCTCCAGAAACAAGAAAGCCCGCACAAGGCGGGCATGTTCTTACGTTCAAATTGTATTTCCGATCAGTCGTTATACCCTGTCAACTGTTCGTACTTAGCGAAGACTTGTGCGCTTGCGATTTTCTTCTCTTCGAAGTCACGCTTTGCATGAAGCTGTGCAGATTTTGCAATCAATGGAATCTCTGCCTTGTCGATACCTTTAGGGTTGTCGTCCTCATGATAGGTCGCATCTTTCTTCAACTGAGCAATGTCAGCAGCGAGTGTCAGTTTGTCAGTTTCGAGCTTGGTGAGACGCTTAAACAAATCGTCTTCACTCAGGGTAACTCGTTCAACTTGTTCTTGACCACCGAACATATCTTCTTGACTCATGTATTTCTCCTTAACCAATAACTACATTTGTGATTGTGAGCTTGCTACCACTAGCACGGTGCATCTCACGAACAGTTGTAATGAAGTGATGTGCTGTTGCATATTCACACTGATAACCGAACGGTGCAGATTCAAATACACGACCCTCACTTACACCTAATTCAAAGTGACCAATTACAACACATGTCTTAACTGTCATTTCTATTCTCTCCTATGGATTCAATGCCTCACCATGTTCAGCGTGCTTATAAAAGGATGTGAGGGGCTTTTCAACCCCACACTTAAAACACTTCTTCACTTAGATCATGTGCAAGAACATACGACCTTCTTGCAGTCCGATATAACCAAAAGGAATATCATCGTCAAACGAATCAAAGTTAATTGGCTCTTGCGGTTCAGCTTGTGGCTTACTTTGCTGTGGTGCTGCCTGTTGTTGAGGCTTATCACCATTCGATTGAGGACCAGTTGCGTCACCAACTTTGATCTTACCAATCTCAATCAGTGCTTTCTGTACATCACTACCTTCAAAGTCTTCAGCCTGTTTCATCGTGTTGATGATCGACTGACGCAGGGTCTTCAGAACTTCAAGGTCTTGTTCACCTTTGAAGTTAACCATGTACATGAACTTGTCATCCAGAGTAGGAATCATCTTCGCCATGGCCTTTGGAACAGGACCATTGAAAGACAGCTTCTCGTTCAGGTATTCCTTACCACCATGTTCGTTCGTGTAAACATGAACGTTGAACATTGCAGCTTCACCAATCAGGTTACCCAAGTAAGCTGGTTTGAAATTACCTTTCTCGTCCAGTTGCTTGGTCGCTTGACCCAGCTTGAACAGGATGGTGTTGTTCTTCAGACTCCAAGTACCGTCGTCGTTACGCTGTTCACGCAAGCTGTAAGGCTTACCAACAACTTTACCGACACCCTTCTGACCGAACTCGTTGTTCAGCAGACCGCGATATGGAAGCTCTTCACCAACTTTGTCTTCATCGAAGAACTTACCACGATTCACCAATGTTTCAGGGAAATCGATAGTGATTGCAGCACAACGTTGTGGCTTCACTTCCCAGCGCTTGTAGCGAGTTGGAACACCTTTATCATCAGGCAGAGTCTCAAAGTATTGCTTATCATTCTTTGCCAGTTCTTCAGCTTCAGAGGCTGCATCACCTGTCCATTTCATCTTGGCATCTTCTTGTGCTTGCAGACCCAAATCGATCACACCAGACACTATACCGATCATGGCTTCAGGCGCTTCAGAGCAACCTACTGCTTCAACAACGTGTTTGGTCAGAGCATCGAAATCGATGTTTGGACGGTCTTCGTTGGAAGTGTTTGGAGTGCCAGCGTTAAATACGAACTTCTTAGCCATTTTGATGATTTCCTTTTGCAGATTATTTATTTGTGCTGTATGATAGCAGCAGAGATGTTTTGTGCAGCTTACCAGAGAAATAGAGGTTGCTCAATCACTCAAGGTAAGCTGCCATTATACCGAAATGATAAACACTTGTCAACCGCTTTTTCAACTATTTTACATAAACAATGTGGCGATATAACCCAAGATCAGTGCTGTGATTTGAAGACCGATGTTAGTACCAATCCGCTTACGATAACTACGCTTCACAAGAACGTCCGGTTTAAAAATCTTTTGGCTGCGAACTTGGAAGTAGGTTACCAATATATTTAAGCCAAATGCGTGAGCATAACCGATTGGACTCACACCAAGAGGGACAACGAACCAACCCCACAAAGATGTCAGTAAAACCACTTGAAGGACCATACTGATTAGTGTCAGTGTTACGATAAACAACTTACCCATATTACACAGCCTCCCATGATTTCACGACAGTTACTTTCTCGACAAGCTTCACTTCATTAAGATCAGCACCCGAATCCTCAAAACTGTAATACCAATCAGTGAAAGGACTACCAGAACGACTGACTGTCAGTTCGAAATATTTACCTGTGCCTTCTTGAAAGTAGATGTTTGTCATGTGTTGATACTTGTAATCAACATCCCAATCACCTTCCTCATACAATACTAGATCAAGTTCATCAATGCCTTCTTCACGCCATAGGTATTTTGTTTGATCTTTCGTAAGAGCAATCTGATTCATCGTACTACACGCTCCATAGTAAGCTTCTGGACGATTCGTGGTACAACTGGTGTCTTACCATCGGTTGTTAGATGTTGTGTAGCCAGCGAACGGAAGGACTGTTGTACCAAGCGTGCAGCTTTACGAGTACCAACTTTGATACCACCTACATTATATTCGTAGTGCATTTTCATTACTTTCTCCTTATACTCGTTTCATTTCTTTAATTGTGAAGAAACCATTGTGTGCTGGGTTTTCAGTAAGGAACTTACGAGCCAGTAAAGCGATGAAATCGTTACTGATCTTGTACTCGTTACCAACAGTTCGGATCATCGACTCCCAACGAATCCGATTACACACAAGCCAAGCACTTGACTTCTTAACACCAGAACCAATTAGCTCATAGGTGAAATTGGCAAACAACGGATAGAACTCAGGATTCAAAACCAACCAGTTTTCAAACTCTTCACGCAATGTCAATCCCATTACATATCTCCCATTGGTAGTAAGTATACAGCTTTGATTTCCTTGATGTCAAACACATATGAAGTGTCCATCAAGTTACGGTTAATCACCTTGAACTTACCTTGTTGAATGCAGAAAGCATGTACAGGGTTGATATGTTCCGGTTGATAACCTTGACCTTTCCAGTGAATAATCACTTCAAGATTTAGGTGAGATGGAACAGTATGAATGAAATCATCACCTTTAAGGTTAATGCTTGGAACTTGTGATTTTGCTTTGTTTTTCTTAGCCAAAGATATTACTCCTTAATGAATTCAAGTTCGTCAGCCTTGAAGAAATGATAATCTGTATGTCCGTTACTATTAATCCACGTAAATGAAACACCTCGATCATCATCCAACCATGTTTTTTTGCGAGTGATGATTGTTCCATTTGTTGGCCAACTACTAAACGGTCCCTCATCACCGGTATATACTACCTGATCACCTTCTTTCAGGTCAAACATTTCATACGTTAGCATGTGAAACTCCTTACATGAAATTGTTAGGGTAGATACGAACAGCTTCAATCTCTACTGTAATATCACCACATTCTTCATTCATGAAGAATTCAGTATCATCATCATTTTCAATGACAGTCATAACTTCACCTGCTTTAAAAATACGACCCTCATCATTATACCAGCGACCACCAATGAGGGTTACTTTATCACCTACTTTTACTTTACGATCATTTGCGATTACAACAGTCATGATATTATCCTTATGCAGTCAGTGCTTTAACACGATCCAGTACACGGGACAGACGATCTTTGGATTGTGCTGCGTCAGTGATACGACGTTGCGCTTCTTGAATCGCTTCCTGCTCGGCCTGAATGTCTTGTTCAATCAGGTTGATTGCTTCACCCATTTGGGTTTCTGCTTTGGTGAATGCTTCCAGAGCATTATCAACCAGTTGAGTGTGGGAAACTTTGGTTTTGGTGAAAAGACCGAGAACAGTGCCGCCGATGGTTGGTTCGTTACGAGTAGTCATTATTTAAATCTCCATTTGTTTTAATGTGTGCGTATTATACGCGGTAGTGAATCTGGTGTCAAGCAGCGATTGCAATTGTTTCTACAAATTCTTTTGTGTTACCAGCACCACCACGAGGTGGCGTACCTTTCGGCGGGGTTGGGTCAGTACCTTTCGGTTTAAGGTGTTTATTCTTTGCCCGTTGTTCTGCATTATAACGATGAATCTGCCCGGCGAAAATCATGTGATGATCGCGTGTCATCGGGAATGAAAGATCATACACTGCTTTACTCGTACTTGCAACAGTGAAAGTATCAAGACCAAGCTCTTGTACCTTGATAAATACACCACTCATGCCACCAATGGAAGTCAGAGTAGCAATGTTACCTTTGATAGTTACGTCCATCTCAAATACTCTTGTTGATTTGTTTGAGTTCAGATATTACGTCTTTACCTTCCTGCTTGTCAAGATCAATCCTCATCGATTTGAATAATGTCTTGATCAGATTGATTGTGAAACCTACATCTTCTTGACTAAGATCAATAGCCATAACCAGATCAATTGCGTCTTTCTCACCTTCGATACCGTTTATGATATCACCGAACTCGATTGTAGAGCAAACTGAAAGTTTACGTTCAACCAAATTTTCAAGCTGACTCATTTTTATCTCTCCAGATGGTTATGTTTCGTTGATAGCGCCCATTCTACCTGAGTGTGAGCGCTTGTCAACAACTATTTAAAGATTTTTGATTTCTTCGTCAATTTCTGCAATCGTGCCAAGATCGCACAAATCGTACTGACCTTCAATGCCACCAATGTAAATCTCACCATCATACGTAGTACCCATTGACGTTACACCGTGTCGAATCATCACGTCACGAAGGGCACACAGGAACGCACGTTTGTCATCAATATTCATTCGTCATCTCCTTCACTTGTATAATACGACTCAGGGTATGAGTTATCTAAAGGAACCATGCAACAATTGGATAAGTCACCGTCAGATGTCCTTGAATCAAAGCTACCATAACAACTGGGGCAATACCAGTATCTGATCGTCATTCTTCATCCCCTTCATCGTCTAGCTCTACAGTACCCAGAATGGCCTGTACCAGCTTGTTAGCCTCATCGACGTAGTAATCATAATTGATTCCCCATGAAAAGTCATCCATATTATTGCACGGTGTGACGTTCCACTTCGAATCAATCGCCATACGACGGTCACCCTCAATCTCTTTACCTTCCAACGCAGGCATCAGCTTGATCAGCTTACCACCATGAACAGATGGATAGTACCTACAAATGTTTTGCAACTGACGCTGTTCACCAGTTTCCTCATTGAACAAAACCAGCTTAGATGAACGTGGAACCTTTGTACGCAGCATGAAATCGAAAGGATCATCATGACGACGAATGAAGTCTTCAGCCTTACCTTCACCAAGTAGCTCATGCACAGCAGCCATCTTGACAACGAGTGCTGATTGGTTCTTATGCCAGTCCAAGTCTTTAAACTCGTATGCACCTTTACGCTTGACTTCACCACCTTCAAATACAGCGATGTAGTTGTTTACGTTCGCACTCATCATTTTTTCATAGAGTGCACCTTCCATAACCAAACCAGTCAGCTTTTCCCATTCCTTAACCAGACGATCAATCGTCTTCTTGGTTTCAGGATCATCATTCGCAACGAATTCAAAACCATCCGTGTTGCACATGATGATTTCAGCACCAACCTGAGCCATAAGTTTTTCCATCAACATACACAACGAAAGCTGACCATTGATTGTAATCGACATCATGAACTGCTTGTCAAACATTGGACTAAACTCGTCACCAGATGCACCATACGTGCCGTTCAGTGCCAGCTTCAATGCTTTGTTCAATGCATGTTTCTTGTCATACGAACGTCGTTCCACATACAGGTCTTGGTACACATCACAGAACAATTCATCCAAGTGAGCCGGGAAGATACGGTTCTGAATACTCAAGTTAGGATAATACGAAGCAACGTCGAGCGTATAGATTCGTTTACCATTACCTGATACCGTAATACCTTTCTTACATCCGTGAATACCACCAGTACCAAAGTCATACTGAAAACCGTCAATCACAACGTTCAATGGACTACTAATGGCTTTCTTAGATGATTCATCAACACCAGCAGCACCCGCTGTGATCTTCCAACAGAACCAGTAAGACGCTGCACCTTTCGGAGATTTGAGTTCTACAGCTTCAACCCAACCCATCGGATGCTCTGCCATCATTTCAAGAATGTGCGCCTCAGTCGGAACATATCGCTTGTTCTTTGCACCTTGTTCTGGGCAGTTCATCTTCTTCATCTTGACTTTCATGTTCGCATACTTCGCGACATCACCAAGTTGGTGTTCTTCCAATTCAGAGAATACACCGTTTGTCTCAACGATTGTCTGATCCATGAACCACTGATGAATCGCTTTGAACTCAGGACGATCAAAAGTGATATAAGGTAATACACAATCTTTCAGATGAATTTGTTCACGTTTAGTCTGCTGCATCTTACGAACCATACGTGGACCTTGTTTCTCAATACGGAAGCATACACCCGGCTTAGCAGCTTCCAGACGGTTTACAAACAACTCCTTACCAATCTTGGTGTCATTGTAGTTGGTGCAATCAAAACCAAACTGCACAGTCAACTCAGCACGAAGTTTGATTGCTTCCATCGAGTGGTGATAGAACTTCAGTGTTTCCATAACGTCATGATGGTTATATCGAATTAATTCATCTTTCTGACGGTCATTTAGACGCATACCTACAGGGAATGGTAAGTCCTCAATGTTCCGACTACGCATATTAAACTCAAGCACTTTCAGGCTGGTCATACGAGCCTTGTTATCGAAGTGATGAATCTTGAAAAGGTCAACTTGCGGAATGATTTCGTCAGCAGCACGAATCGCCGTACCAAACTTGTTGAACTTGGCTGCTTCAAATAGTTTACATACCTTGCTGTAAATCTCAGTCGATGTAACCTTGACTTGTTTACCAGCTTTCTTTGCTTCTTTTGCTTTCTCCAAAATGAAGTGCAACACCGGATAGTCAAACCCGACGTTATTGAATCCAACCAATCGATGCTTGTTAGTTTTTACTTTACGCAAGAAGTCAAGAAGTTCATTGATTTCGTCTTTACGATCAGAAATCTCAAACACTCGACGACCTTTACCGTTAGCAAAGATGGTAGCGAATGTAAAAATGTTCGGGTAAGTCTCCAAGTCATAGACCCAATCGTCAAATATCTTGACAAATTTAATATCTTCAGACATTCATTTCTCCTAAATGTACATAAACAAAAGGGAGCAAAAGCTCCCCTATATTTAAAACCCCGGATCGTATTGTGGATTCAGAGTTTGTTCAATGGTCGATTGCTTTGCAAGCCAATTATTATAATCCATTGTTGCACGTGTTTCAACATCATAAATCAATTGCATGATTTCACCAGTTTCACCACCACGACACTTTGGCAGATCAACATGTGTCAAGTTGCGAAGGATTGGGTCTGTATTCATCTTATCACGACTGATCACGATGTTGTACGCGGCAGACTGTACAAATGTAGAGCTACCAAACGCATCGTACTCAGTTGCTTTACGCCACGAGCCATCGGAGTTAACCGGTTTACGTGTGTGAAGCACGTTGATAATTGTAACACCAGTCTTAACAATCTGTTTCTGCCAACGCATGTGGTCTTCTTGCATATCACCATTTGCACCACGCAGAATATCAGTCAATACGTCAATAACAATGATCTTACAACCATGTTGGTGAATCAGTTTCTCAATCTGACGTTCCAACAACTTCAAATCACCATCACGTTCATCCAAGATAGCGTATCGTGGTTGACCAGTTTCATCTGTAAGCAAGTTTGCATAAAGCTCTTGAACATCTGGACGATCAAGGTATTCAAGGATATCAACGCCTTCACCAATCCATGCCAAGTTCTTCTCAAGGTGAAGCGACAACAAGTCCAGTGTGTATTGACCTTCAGTCATCTCAAGAGAAACAACACCTACTTTCTGCGGAGCATTAAACATCCAGAAGTAGTTCAAACCGTTTACATGTGTAGACTTACCAACAGATGTATCACCAATGATATTAACGATAGAACCCTGACGGATACCACCTTTCATCGCACGTTGTACAGCGTTCCATTCTGGTGGAAGTGGAATACGTGGACGCATAAGTTCTTCACGAACAGAGTCCATAGAGTCTGTACTTTCTTTAATACCAGATGCAATTAGCGGTTTGGCATTATAGAAGTCACGGACAAAGACACTTGCTTTACCGTCTTCCAACATCTTGTTTGCATCTTTACCAGTCCAGACAGCTACCTTAACTTTTTCTTTAGGTAATACTGCTGAGATTGCTTCGGCTGCTTTTCTTCCTGCGTCATCATTATCCATACCGATGATAATTTGATCGTACATATCAAAGAATGAATACTGTGCAGCGATTTGTTTAACCGCACTGTTCTCACCACAAGTTGGTGATACAACATGAACGGGTGCAATGTTACCACCAGCTTTAATTCGGTTCTCTTCGAACATCTGATAAGCAGCAACCTTATCCTCTTCACCACCAACGATTAGAATGTACTTGTTATAACCACTGTACTTAACCTGACCAGATAGTTGGTTCTTACCGCCTGTACTCCCGACATTCCCATAACGGAAGTCTTTAGGGTGATTGCGGCATTTGTAACCAGCCAACTTACCCTTAGTATTGGTTTCTGGATAGTGACGGCTGATTACATTCCCTTGATCGTCTTTCTTAGTCAGGTGACCGAAGAACTTAAGATATTCATCCTTGATACCACGATAACCTAGACCAGCATAACCTGAAACCTTCTTACCGTTAATCTCACGATGTGCACTTTGGATAAACGAACGTACTTCGTCATCGCTCATTGCCGGAAGGCAATCGTTCGTCATTACTGCAACATCCGTCACTTTCTTTCTCTCCTCTTTGTACTGTTCATAGGTAATACCAAGAATCGCCATTGTCGCATCACGAGCTTTAGCGAAGTCTGTCTCCTCATCCATCTCTTCTGCGAACATCACAAAATCGATAGGTGTACTCTTCGCACCACAACCGTAGCAATAGAACGAATGCTGGTGAGCATACACGTTAAAGCTTGGTGTATTCTCATTATGAAACGGGCAACAAATCTTTTCGCTCCCGTCATAGTCGGGCATGTAATGCTTAATTACTTTTTCAATCAAACTCAAACAATCTCTCCTTAAAGTTGCTGCACAAAGATAATATCATCACGACAGATACCTTCTGGAAGTACAGACATATCAAACTCAATCTCTTCTAAATCATCGTCATTCATTTCATATGGTGAATTCTCCAAACTCCAACGAGCGATTACTTCACCATGTCGCTCCAGCTCCATGATAGCAATACCACATGTATTAAAGACCGTATCATAACAACCTTCGCTCCAGCAGTAAACCTCGTCATGTGGTTCGATTACGAATAGTTGTTGCAACTTATCCTTTGAATACTCACAAGGAAATGCAATCAACTTAATGTTTGACGGTACTTTAATTCTCTCAAGTTTGTAATCCACGATCAATTTGTCAGGAGTCATGTTGTACATATCAATGAAATGAGTAGCATTGTCACCATCTACACGGTCCAACAACTTACCTTTAATGATCATTACTTCTCTCCTTCATACCATTTATCACAATTAAATTCATAACCTTCTTCAGCACGCATAACTTCTTTAAACTGCGCAACTAACTCAGCAAAGTCATATTGTTCACGATCAACACAGAAAGCCATTCCACGCAGACACAACCAATCGTCACGCATCCAGACAACACCTTTTAAGCCAGAGTCACTTTGAGGTAGAGCGTCAAGGTCTTTCATCATCTGAATGTCGAGTTTAGTTAGATCAAATTTCATTGGTTTTCTCAATATCGTTAATTGCATTTGTAAGAACACGATAGAAGTCTTCCTGTAAAACCCATTGCCAGCAGCGTTCAATACCGCGACATTCGATTGTACGTCGACTGAAGTTAACCTGCAACCTGTATTTGAACATTGCTTGTAATGCCCACGCTTGATCACTCATTATTAGCTTCCCATTCTTTGATGTACGCATCAGGATTATCAATCCAATGATGAACCAAAGAATCTTTCAACAACCTAATCCAACGATCCTGACGTTTAACAGAAAGATCGTACGCCTGAAGTTTATCTTGAGCATCAAGAACTGCTTTCTCAAGCTTAGCTCTTTCATTCTGGTAATATGTAAGTTTACGATTTGACAGGATCATTTCAAGTTCATCTTTACGATCAAGCTCATGACAACGAAGCCTACTCACTGGCATTTCTCCTTGAATTGCTGTAGAAACATTGACAGGCGTTCACGAATCTGCATTGTATTCTTGTAAGTATCAACCAAGCGCTTCAAGTCATTTACCTGTTCACGGAATTCATGATCTTTCATACGATTAACATCTCATCAAGACGACCACGTGAGTCGAGGTTTAAGGTTTCACTTCGTCCATGACATGAAATGATACCATAGTCATAGGCAATAAATCCAGCGGAGATAACATCGCGATCAATTCGCTTCCAGTTTCCATGTGACTGATTTTTCATGCGAGAAATAGCATTGGCGAACAAATCATGGTTCACAGATTTTGGAAACATGAACAGTTCTTCTACACCATTCTCATCTTTCGTGACGACGTATTTCATTTAATCATCCTCTTGATAGCGGCACACCACACCTTGAAGCACTCAGCCGCATGATCTGAGATGTATTCACCCTCATGCTTGGTCAGGTTACGACTTGCACGACCACGTGCCCCAGAACGGATCACATACTCTTCCAGATACCAAGCCTCGAAGGCTTCTGTGATTTCTTTGCTTTCCATGTTGCTCTCCTTTGTCTGTGTGCCCATTGTACAGATGGAAGCCAAAGCTGTCAAGAACATCGTTC